ACTCCACTAGATTGACCCCTTGAACGTAACAATGTTGGCCCCCGGCAAACCAAGCCTACCAAGCCCCGGCAAGGCCCCGGAAACGATCCCGATAGACCCCAAACTGATACGCACAACCCAAGGCCCCCGCCCCTAGTCTTAGTCTAGTACTAGGACGGGGGCCAAGGGGGACGGGGGCCTAGACTAGACCAAGGCCCAAGGTCCAAGGCCCAAGGGGATAGACCAAGGCCCAAGGTTAGGCCGGGGGGAGTACATCGCTAGGCCAGAGACAATCTTTGCCGGGGCCTAGAAACACGGGACTAGGTCCAAGGCCTACCAAAGCCCCTGTTAGCTTCTAAGCGCCGTTAGGGCCTATCATGGGCCTTGGGTCCACCTTGGCCCCGTTTGGCCCTTGGCGGGCCTGTTAGGGGCCTCTGAGGCCATCGTAGGCCAAGCCCCCGGCCTTGTTAGGCCTTGGCGGGGCTTTGGCGCGGGCCTTGCGCGGCCTTGGCGGAGGCGACGCGCCCCGGGGGTGCGGCCTCGGATGTCGAACCCGAATATACTCAGACCCACCTGCCTTGTCTCTGGACTCTGCTTGTTCCCTTGTTACATTGGCGACCCGCCTTGGGGGGGGCCTTTGTGTTGGGGGTCCGCTCCTATAATTTTTAGTAACAAAGTCTTGTCTTGGTTTGACATAGCATGGCGATGTTAGTATCATTGCGTTAATCCTCCTATGACAAAGCTCGGGGGCCTGCGGGGTCGAGGCGGTCCTGTAGGCCCTTGTTTTGTGAGGGGTGGGTTTATGGAGTGGAAATCGTTGTTGCTTGGCGTGGTGGGTTTGATTTGGTTGGTGGTGTATGTCCTTGCCGTGGTGGCGCTACTGGAGCGGATGTCGAAGAGATGAGAGAGTTGGTTCGTAGCCATAATGCGGAGGCTGTTGTTTTGGAGCCGGAAGCGTATGATGCGGCTTTGGTGGGCGTAGGGCATCGGTGTGGGTCGGAGGCCGTGGCTATTTACGACTACGGCAAGCTCGTAGAGGTTACGATGTCGCTGAGTGATGGAGGCAGCGAGGAGGAGGCGGCGGAGTATGTGGATTTTAATATTTTGGGAGCCTATGTTGGGGAATCGACTCCGATGGTGCTGATGCAACCATGACCAGCTTTACTGAACAGTCGTTTGACCGGGAGCGGTGGCCTAACTTCAGCTTTGTGGAGTTGCGGTGTTCCCATACCGGGGCTTGTGCTATGGATGAGGTGTTTTTGGATCGGTTGCAGGACTTGCGAGATGCCGTGGGTCCATTGGCGATTACTTCGGCCTATCGGTCCCCTGCCCATCCCATAGAGTCGAAGAAGGTTGCGGAGGGGCGTAAGGCTGGTGCCCATACCCATGGACGGGCCGTGGATGTCAAATGTCGTGGTGATAAGGCTTTTCTGGTGTTGCAGGAGGCGCTGCGGCTGGGGTTTATGGGCATTGGGGTGAGTCAGGCGGGCGATGGGGGACGCTTCTTGCATTTGGATGACTTGAAAGACGAAGAGTATCATGGGCCGCGACCTGCGGTATGGAGCTATTGATGCAAATTAAGGATCGGCATAAAGAAGCGATTCACATGATGATCTTGGATCGCTACTCCCGCCAGCGGCAGACCGCGCAGATCGCGGAGCAGGTGGGGGTGTCCCGCACGGCGATACAGCAGTGGAAGAATGATGAGGACTTCCAGCGGGAGTATCAGAAGCAGTTGCGTATCTACCAGCAGGACTTTTCGGAGATACGGCTGGCGGATCGCAAGGAGCGGGTCAAGGTCTTGTCGGAGATGTTTGAGCATATACCCGTGCCGAGGGTAAGCCTGCGCTTGAAGGTCTTGGAGCAGATACGGCAGGAGGTTGGCGATGACAAGATACAGGTCGAGCATACCGTGGAGGTGAAGGGGCCTAACGTCCCGCCCCGCGCCGACTCGTATGAGGAGTGGCTGAAGCAGAATCAGCAGATGCAGGCAGCGGTGGAGCAGTTGCCGGAAGCCGATTACGACGTAAGCGACGCCTGATGCGATGGGCGCTATGGCTGTCGCTATTGCTACTAACAACGGAGAGCAGCGCCATGAATAACAAGAAAAAAACGTGGGAAGAGTATTACGAGGAGAAGGGCGCTGCCATAGACCGCGCCGCTGGGGGCGAGGAGGCGGTGGGGTTGACGTTGATGAAGCAGGAGCGGGGCTTTGAAGACACCCCGGATCGGATGTCTGATTTTGAGAGCCGCGACTTCACTGCGGAAGAAAAGAAAAAGTTGGGCCTGCCTAAAGACGGTAATTCTCCAAGCTGGCTTACCAGCCCACCAGAGGGCTATAAGGTGGTGAAGGCGCGGGCTAGGGGCGCACAGCAGGCGATCAACAAAGCCAAGCAAGGACATCCAGCGACGGGTGCCGGGGAGCCGGGCGGCAGCTACTACGAGGAAGTTCCGGGGGGATATATAGGCTATGCCCTTGTTCCAGCGAATTAGCCTCTGATGCCTTGGCAACCGCAGGCTGGACCCCAAGAAAAGGCCATCCGCGCCTCTTTCGTTGACGAAATCTTCTTCGGCGGCGCTCGCGGAGGGGGAAAAACGGATTTTTTGTTAGGGGATTTTGCGGCGGATGTGCAGCAATATGGGGAGCATTGGCGAGGGGTGCTGTTTCGCCGCACCTACCCCGAACTGGACGAGATCGTAGACCGCAGCCGCGCCATATACTTCGACATGTTCCCCGACGCGGAATACAAGGTCGGCTCCCATACGTGGCACTTCCCCGGTGGCGCGACCCTCAAATTACGCCATATAGAAACCGAACTGGACGCCGATCACTACCAAGGCCACCAGTATACGTGGATCGGGTGGGACGAAGTGGGTTCATGGCCCGACTTGAAGGCTTATCATCGCCTTAAAGCCTGCCTGCGCTCCGCCCATGATGTCCCCGTCAAGCGCATTCGCGTGACCGGCAACCCTGGAGGCCCCGGCCATAACGAGGTGAAGCGGTATTTTGTCGATATTACCGACGAAGGGCACCTAACGACGGGCGAAGACAAGATGACGCGGATGTATATCCGCAGTCTTGTTACAGATAATCGCATCTTGTTACAAAATGACCCCAATTACATCCATCGACTCAAGGCGGTAGGGGACGAGCAACTGGTGCAGGCGTGGCTGGCGGGCGATTGGGACGCCATGGTCGGCGCTTTCTTCAGTAATTGGCATGCCAGCAAGATCATCGTGCCGTCTTTTAACATTCCCGACCATTGGCCCCTCTTCGGCGCTATGGATTATGGTGAATCGTCGCCTAGTTCGTTTGGTTTGTATACCGTAGACCATGATGATAACGTATATCGCATAACAGAGTATTATCAGGGCAATGCGTCGGCTTCGCAGCATGCCGAAGGCATAACAAAAATCATCGAAGGGTGTCCCTTTACGGCGGGCAGGCATCCGCAGGCTATCTATGCCGACCCCAGCATTTTTGTTAAGCGACGCCTGTCGGAAGCCATGAATAGATCCCCTGCCGATGTTTTTGCCGAGCATGGCCTATGGTTGACAAAAGCTAACAATGATCGTATTAATGGGTGGAGGGTTTGTAACGACGCCCTTATTAACGAGCGGTTTTATTGTTTTGCGGGTTGGAATGACGCGCTTTGCCGCACCGTCCCTACGCTGCCGCGCGCTGCGCGCAACCCCGAAGACCTCGACACCTTCGCCGAGGACCATGCCGCTGACGAATGGCGCTATGCCATGATGCACTGCTATAAGCCGCATCAGGCTCCGCCAGAAATCCCCTATGAAGGCACAGCACAGCAGGCGATAGACTCGCTAACAAAAGGCCCACGCAGGAAGGGCCGCTATGACACAGCGCACTAACACGGCCTATGGGAAACTATTTCCCGTTGGTCCATCCTTTCTTAGGGAGAAAAAGACTATGGCAGGCTTTAACGGCACCCCCAAGCCCTCGCGCAGCAAGCCGAGTGGCCCCAAGCGCGCCAAGCCGATGGCGGCACAGGCGGAAACGCTGAAAAAGGGTAAAAAGAGCAAGTAATGGCCCCCCAAGTCGGTGACAAGCATTTTTCGTATACGCCGAAGGGCGTGGCCGCAGCCAAGAAGGAGGCGGCTCGCACGGGCAAGTCTGTTAGTAACAAGAGGAAGAAAAGCGGCGGCTCCAAGGGTTTCAACGGGACGCCGAAGCCGTCCTCCCGGTGACTTATGAAGAAATCTGAAGTTGATTTTTGGCATAAGGCCATAGAAAACACGAAGTTATGGATGAGGGCGCGCCATAAGGTTTGGCGGCGGCTCCTCAAGACGTATGAGCTTGACTTCGATGTCGAGGGCCTCCCTGCCGACAAGACGGTGCGGGTGTCGCGCTTTTACCCACTGTCGCGTCAGATCATCGCCTCTATCAGCTATAATTATCCACATGTCTTTTTCCATGTGGAGGAGCCGGGCAAGGAGTTTGCCGCCGACATCTTGGAGCGGGTAGCTAACGCCGCCTTGGAGCAGATGGACACCAAGACGGAGGTGCAGCAAGTCATCTTCGATGCGCTGTTCTGCGATGTGGGGTGGCTCAAGTACGGGTATAACCCACCCGGCGACGATGACATCGTAGCGCCCTATACGATCAATGACTCTATGAACAACGATTTCCCCTATGTGCATCGGGTGAATCCGTTCAATATGTTCATTGATCCCCTAACACCGCCGCACAAGCTCTCCCATGCCCGCTATGTCATTGAGAAGATGATTGTGCCGCTTGAATACGTCCAAAACGACGAGCGGTTCAGTAACCGGCGGCAGATACAGGCCATTGACGACGAGAGCAACACCGACACCATCCTCTACGACACCGAGGGCGCAGAGACCAATGAGGAGGCGTCGGCGGTAACGGAAGCCAAAGAGCAGGGCAAGATGGCGGTGTTATACGAGATCCATGATCGTATGCACCGCAAGCGCATCACCTT